TAAGTGCTACGTGCTTTACAGGCCTGGAAGCATCAGCAAGGGCTTGTGGAACCTCCACCTTTCTAAGTTCAAGAAGGGCTGACCATGATCCTCGTTGATTATTTCTCAGAAGAGGCTTGCAAGGGCACTGAGCTTGTTGAAGGCTGGTACTGGTATGAGGACGATGGGGAGGAAGTAGGAGGGCCGTACAGAGACGAAGAAGCCGCCATCGTGGCGGCTCAGGCAGGGCTGAAGTGGTAGCTCATTCCGAAGGCCTGGGGACTCGCTAGAAGGCGGTAAAGGGACTTGCTGAAAGACGGTAAAGGGACTTGCTGGAAAATGGTAAAGGGACTTGCTGAAACGCGGTAAAGCATGGGCTTAAAAAAAATTTGGGACTAACGAGAATGCGGTAATAGGAAAAACCCTCCCTACCCCCACTGCCTATGCCTCTATGCTCTTGGACGCATAATGCGTCTATGCGCTTATGCGCTTATGCGCCTATGCGCATGCAAGCATAAGAGCGGCCAATCCCCCTATTTCCGATCGGCAAACCGTAGATTAGAACTCCCCTGACAATCCCCCTATTTCCTATGGGTGAACCGTAGATTAGTTTGATTCTCCCTATTTCCTATGGGTGAACCGTGAATAGCTTACCCCCGCAAGGGTTAGCTATCCCTACTTGCGACAGGGTTAGCTATCCCTACTTGCGACAGGGTTAGCTATCCCTACTTGCGACAGGGTTAGCTATCTGAAAAATAGCGCTAGGTGGCTGTTGCTTTGCCTGCGACGCCATAACCATAAAAACACCGTACGATTGCGTCCCATAGGAATAGCTACCCAGACCTCTCTACGATGGCCAGAATAGCGATTCCACTCTTTACGTTCCCCTATCACGGGGAGCGGTCTTTTCGTGACGCCTGCAACAATTCGTAACGTTGCGCCGTGGTGCCATGCGATACGGGGTGATCGGTGCATGGTTCGAGCCTCAAGCGTGAGCACGTACCCTATGGGACCCCCTACTGTCAACACAACGGCGCGGATTGGTGGACACCCTTTAAACCGTCACACCGTGGGGATACGTTGCCAAAAATCCCCCCTTATGCTCCCCGTGACGGTTAAGCGATTAACCGTTGTTCACTTGCGTTAATCACCGTGATTAATTCTTTCTCTCTCTCCTGCAAGCTTGCCGGGGTTTTTGGTGGCGCGTTGTTGTCTATTTTGGCCGCGTCTCTAATTGTTGAAGATCAGCGCACCTTTTTATCCTGTCGCGCTAGTGGCAACAGTGTCGATTTTTGCCTGTTGAAAATCAACGGGCGCTGATTCTTTCTCTTTCTCTTTCTCTTTCTCTTTCCCTTTCTCTTTCTCTCTTTCTGATCATGCAAACAATCAACCGTCGTGCTAGCCTCCCTGTCCGTCTCAAGTCTATGGTTGGCCAATATAAAATCCGTGAAATATTGTCGACCAATCCTAAGACTGAGAAAAGCGAGGTTCAAACCTACATTTTGCACCTATCCCCCGCTGATACAAGTGGCGTTAATGTTTGCCGCGGTGCTGGTAACTGCAGGAAGATCTGTCTACATTTTGCCGGCAATCCAGTCTATATGAATAACAAACAAGCGGCCAGAATCCGCCGTACTCTAGCCTTTGCCGCAGACAATCAAACGTTCGCCTTGTTAGTTGTCTGCGCAATCCTAGACAAAATTAACAAGAACGCCGGCGAGCCTATTGCGATTAGGCTTAACGGCACAAGCGACATAGCCTGGGAGAATGTAGATTTTATGGTTGACGCTGAGTTCGCTACATTTTGCCGGCGCAAATTTGGGCACGAGCTACCTATTGGCAAACGCAACATTTTCGAGGTGTTTAATTTCATCGCGGCCAACGATCCTAGCGCTAGCGTTACATTTTACGATTACACCAAGATCAAGCGTAACTGGGCTGAATGCCGTCGTCTTGGTTATCACCTAACAGTTAGTTACGATGGGGCAAACAATATTGCAAACCATAAGATCGTTGCCAGTGCGTTAGCCGCAGGCGTTAACGTTGCTGCAGCGTTTGCAATCAAAAAGGGACAGCCTTTGCCCCCCGTTGCTTATATCGCTAACCGTAGTTTTAAAGTTGTTGATGGTGACCTCAGCGACTATCGCCCGGCCGATCCTGACGGTTATCACATCGTTGGATTGCGGTTCAAGCTCCCTCACGGCGTGCCCTACAGCACCGAAGAGCGAGACGCGTTCTGCCTGGATGGCCACGGACTAAGCGCCGCTCTCAAGCCCGTCTAGGGGGCTCTCAGGGCCTGCAGGTTGTCGATCGGTCAGGGACCCCGTCGCAAGGCGGGGTCTTTTTACTGTTGAGACGGAGGGGAAAATCCCCAGTTTTTCCACAGTTTTTTCACAGGCCCACTATGATCAGCAATACTAATCGATCAGAAATCCTGATTAGTTGCGTTTTGTTACAACGGTTCAATCATTAGCAATACTAATCGATTAGGAATGCTTATCTGTTGCAAAACTTTACACAGAGCAGTAGTACGCTTGTACTAGCCGGGTGGGGGCGGTGGTACCCCTTTTTACTGCGACGTAATTTTCAAACGACTTTTTTCCCTAGTTCACTCCGCTACATTCTTTTCGTTTATTTTCCATGGCCCGAAAGCTAGTGCGCACTGCGCGAACGATCTAAAGTTTACGAGGAGGAGTGAGCGCACTAAGATCGTTCCCGAGCGTAAGATAGTGCCCGAATGTTAAATTGTGCAAAGAAGGGGCTTATGTTCAGGAGCCGCCCCAAGCGGCGTTGTTCGTGCCCCTTCTTTAGTCTCACTCTTGTCTCAAAATAGTCTCAAATGAGAAAACAATGAGACTGGCGGTAGCTGCGCACACCATGGGCGATCAAACTACTGTCAGAAAAGAAATGGTTGAAAGGAGGGTGGTAAGGAGGGATCCCTAGGATCGTACGCCTTGGGGGCTATTGCGCGTAACGGGCTCCTAGCGAAGGTTTCTTAAAAGAAGTAGTCGAGAGGAGGGTTGTTGAGAAGAGCCGCTGTGACAAGGTCGCTGGGGGGGCTCCCGCTCGAAGCGGCTCAGGCGAAGGGAGCTTAACTGCGCGTGACAAACGTTCGTAGATGCGTTGCTTGTCAGTGGAATACGCTGCGCCTATATACAGTGTACAGGCTAATCTCATGAGTCTCAAGCTGTCTCACAATGAGACTGCAGTCATAGCTTGATTCTTGAAGAATGTGCCAGTTGAGAAACTGGCCTTTATAAGCAAATCAAGACAATAGTTGCTTCGGTTAGCATGATTTCCTTTCTCCCATGGCCTACAGAGACAGCCGTTGCGACTTGGTGGAAGTGAGAGAGCAATGGAGGGTATATGTGCCTTCTGAACGTTCTTGGAACAAGGCAGTGAAAGAGCTTGAGAAGGCCATTAGGCCAGAGAAGACCAGCTACTACCAGCCAGGGGCTTACACGGGCAAGCAAGGCCATCAAATGACCTTGATGAGCTGGGAATTGACAAAAGGCGAAGACCAGCTACCCTGCTCGTATCCCGACTGGTGAAGCCATCGGGACTCCCTCCCCGACTGGTGATCCTCGCCATGCCCTTCGACGAAGAACTTTTTGCTCTTGCCATGGACCATGGAGCCAGTGCAGAGCTGTCTGCTCTGAAGAAGCGCTTTGAAGGCTTTTCCATTTGTAAGGACAAAGCTACTGCTGCTGCTTTTGGTTATCTTGCTGCCATGAGCGACCAGAAGGAGGAGGACGAAGAAGAGCCTTCCATCTACGACAAGGTTTGTGCAGTGATGGACAAGCTTGTTGATCCTGATGAATGGATGATAAGCGAAGATGCCACGGAGACAATCTTCGCCTTGATCTATCTCTGGCTCAAAGAGGAGCTCATTGAAGAAGGACTGTCAGACGATTTCGTTGAGCTCTTAGGGAAGAAGTTTCAGGCCTTTGTGAAACCAGGCGTCATTTCGTAACAATCGCTTCCTTTCCTTTCCATTGCTCTGCCCTAGTCTTAATAAAAGACTGGGGCTTTATTGTGCTTGACGACTTGCCGGCGCCTTTTATGGTTGGAGGAGTGAAGATTTGGCCTGCTCATTCAAGGCCTGGCTATTCCTGGTTCATTGCTCATGAAGGCAAGCCTTACTATTTTCGCTCTCGCAATGAAGCAGTGCTTTTTGCGAAAGATGCCCAAAGTGGAAGCGATCCTGAAGGCTTGTGCGACTGACTGGGAGCATGAAATTTTGCGCTAGCCTGCTGTGGCTGGTCGTTGGCCCGTTAGGCGGGCTTTTGTTGTCTCATGAAGCTCAAGGAACAAGCAAAGTGTGAAAAGATTGCTCGCACAGGGCGCGTGCAAAGCTGGATGGAAGAGGCTGATGGCAGACTGCCCGTAAGCTGCACGGTCTTCGTAGTAGATGATTCAATGGAAGGGGAAAATGGCATTGAAGCATCGTGGCGTTTTGTTTCCCATGGTTTGCGTAATGGTGCAGGCGTAGCCGTCCATTTGTCAGAACTGCGCGGGAAAGGCGAAGAAAATGGCAAAGGCCTTGTTGCAAGTGGTCCCATCAGCTTTGGCAAAATCTATTCCACGCTCAATGAAATCCTTCGCAGGGGAGGGCGATACAAGAACGGGGCTGTAGTGCTTCATCTTGACTATACACACCCTGACATTCTTGATTTCATCAAAGCTTCTCGCCAAGAGCTTCCGTGGGTGAAGAGGTGTGTGAATGTTGATGAGAACTTTACTGAAAATGCTTCTGAAGAGCTCATTGATGAGCTGCTGAAGGGCATTGGTTCTGGCGACATTTGGCTTAACAAGATTAGGTACGATCAAGAAGGAAATCGCATTCGCGCCAATGTCTGCCTTGAAGTTTATCTTCCTCACCGTGGCACTTGCCTTTTACAGCATGTCAACATGGGCGCTTGTGGCATCGACGAAGTAGAAGAAGCTTTCACGGAAGGCATGAAGCAATTGTGCGAGCTCCATCCAAGCACTGGCGTTGGCGACACCGGCGAATACCTTTCTCCTTCCATTGACAAGCAAGTTGGCCTGGGCATGCTTGGCCTTGCCAATTTCCTTTCCCTCCATGGCATTTCTTACGAAGACTTCGGGAAGGCGCTGCAAGCCCTGAATGATGACGATCCCCATCCATGGTGCCACTATTGGGGCGAGAAGCCTGCTGGCAGGGCTGCAGCAGCCATTCGCAATGGCATTGAAGCAGCAGCGAAGATTGCTCGCGAGCATGGCATGAAGAGGGCTTTCTGCATTGCTCCCACTGCTTCCTGCTCCTATCGCTATTTGGACAAAGCTGGCTTCACTGCTGCCCCTGAAATCGCCCCTCCCATTGGACGGCTTGTTGATAGGGACTCTGGCACTTTCGGCGTGGAAAGTTTTGACTATGGGGAAGTGGAAATCGCGGGCGAAGTGGGCTGGTCCAGTTATTTCACTGTCGCCAATGAATTGGTTCGGTTGTACCAACAAACAGGCCTTTTCCATGGCTACAGTTTTAATAGTTGGAGCGATGTGGTCGTTTACGATCGCGAGTTCCTGAAAGACTGGCTGGCATCGCCACAAACCAGTCTTTACTATTCGCTGCAAGTTCTGCCTGATACGCAGCGTAAAGACGATGCCTATGCGGCATTGGACGACTCGTTTAAGACCATGTTTGGCCTTGATGACAGTGAGGCTACAGAGGAGGCTGTCTCTTGCGGCTTAGACGCTGGCTTTTGCAGCGCTTGCGCCGAATAGAAAGCTCTCAACAGTTCGTTCATAAGGGGGACTTACTCCCCCTTTTTCATTCTTCCCCATTGCATTATTACAAATGGTCGCCGTTGCAAATTCTCCCTATCTGTCAATGATTGCCAAAAAGCGTCCTTGGCAGGCAGTGCCAGTGGACAAAGGGGCGTTGGTCGATGGCAGCGAGGAAACTCTGTTCAGGGCTCTTGCCCTACGCCACCTGGAACTGCCTGTGAAGGACTTCCTGCAGCAAGGGCTTGAGCGTGACCTCCCCACTACTCCCGGCGTGGTGGAAGCCTTAATTCACAACCAGGAAGATGAAGCTCGTCACGATGAGGCTCTGAACTACGTGGCGGCCGCTCATGGCACCGATACTCAAGCAGAAAAGGAAGTGATGAACATTTTGAAGGCCTGGAACGACCATCCTGCCCACCCAATTCTCAAGGCTTCAGTGTTGGAACGCAGTTTGTTCTTTGTGATCCTGCCGTTCTTCCGTTTCAATGGTGACATCGGCATTCGCACTGTTAGTGCCGATATTAGTCGCGATGAAATCACTCACGTGGGGGTGCATAGCCTCGTGGCGAAGGAGCTGGACGAGCATGCTGGTCAAAGCTTGAACAAGCTTCGTCGCGCCACTGCTCTGTGGATCTTCGACAAGCTTGGTCCAAATGAAAACAAATGGCTGGACAAAGATTTCTGGCTTCGCCAAAGCGACAATTTGTTCGAGCGGGGCAAAGCAGAAGAACTTGCCGACACACAGCGCAGTCGGATGCCCTCGTTCTTCGAGGCGCCCAACACTAGCCTGCCTTCCTACGGTCGCGCTTAGTGCTATAGTGTCAAGCGACGGAGGGCAAGCCTCTGTGCGTCACTGGGAACAAATCCCGGATGACCTTCACGCTTGCTCCATCGTCTACCACCCCTACTGCTCTGTCGGTAGGGTGCAACCAGCCCATGAAGGCATACTTGCCCGTCCTGGTTTGCGTTTAAGTCCTGGGTTTCCAGGCCAGGGGATTGATCACCCCTGCCCGTCTGGTCCACGGTTGAGCCCTCGACCCATTTGGCAAGCTCGACGGACCTGCATGAAACGCTCTGAAGCAAGTAAGGCCTTGAAGCTTTGCATCATGCAACACCCCCTAAGCCTCTCAACGATGCTCAAACCTGGGGGTCACTGGGAGAATGAGGCTAATGGTATGCCTGGATGACTGAAAAGGACATCCGACGCGGGTTCGACTCCCGCTTCTCCCCTACGGTCTGAACTTGGCACTTGTCATGCTGAGGACCGTTCTTGCTCCTTAGTGTAGGCTTACACGTCAGGCAGACAGTCTGGAATGCCGGGTTCGATTCCTGGAGGAGCCCTTTCCCATTGGACCGTGGTAAGCTGAGGCTTGCCCCAATCTTTTTCGTGAACAATCCTCCTCGCCCTCCAGGCGACTTGGTAAGGAAGTGGCTGGAATGCAGCGCGGGAGTTGGCCCATACGGCGTGTTTGGCAGTATTGCAGACCGAGCAGCGGCTTGGGGATATTTGCAAGCAAAGAAAGAGCTTTTCGTCCAACGTTCCAAATCCTTCGCGCCTGACGAAACTGCCGGCCCTGACATCTTCTACCAATGAAAATCCTCGATTTGCTGCGTGGTCCAAAATTTCGCATCATTCAACGGCCAAGCGCCGTGTGTCCATGGCAGCCCCTCTATGAAGTGCAAGAGCGCATTTTTCCATTTGTCTGGGACGAGAGGGGTTGGTTTGGCACGTTTGACCAAGCACTGGATCGTTTGCATGAACTAGAAGATCATCCTGATCCCGTGCAAAGAAAAGTGGTTTACGAAAAGCACTGACTACCATGAGCGCTTTTGTCACATCAGACCTGCACCTCGGCCATGCCAAGATGCTGGATTTCGTGCGTCCCGACGGAGAACCCCTTCGCCCTTTCTCCTCCATTGAAGAAATGCACGAAACGCTCATTGAGCGTTGGAACAAGAAAATCCACGAGAAGGATCGCATTTACATTCTGGGCGACGTGGCAATTCCCAGAAGTGGCCTGCAGCTTCTCAATCGTTTCAATGGAAAGAAGATTCTCATCAAAGGGAATCATGACATTTACAAAATTCAAGATTATCTTCCATATTTTGAAGACATTCGAGGAGCATTCTTTCGTGGCGGTGATAGCACCATGCCAGGAGGCCTAATCTTCACTCACATTCCAGTGCATCCAAGCAATTTGCAGGGGCACTACCTTGGCAATGTTCACGGCCATCTCCATTGTCATCTTGTATTGACAGACGATGGGGAAGTGGATAGGCGTTATTTCAATGCCTGCTTAGAAAGAAACGATTTTGAACCGGTAGCATTAGAAGACATTAAGGCTTATTTCAAGGCCAACCATGGACGAGCGTCGGACGTTCAACACTCCAGTGCGCTCACGCTGGAACGCGCCCATTCATAATTGCCTGAAAGCTATTGACAATCACATGGAGCTTTATTTTCTCCATCGTGATCCTTGGCATCTAGAAAAAGCAGCAGCGCTCAGGGCATACTTGCACGAACTGAAAACCTACATTCACCACCAAGAAGAAAAGGCTCGCCGCAGCGAGCCCATGTAGTCTTCAGGCTACGCAAGTGGCATAGCCGATGATTGAAGCCAATTGCGCCTGACGAAGCCTTGCGGCTTTCAGAAGCTGTAGCTTCACAAGCATGAGCTTGTTCATGACCGTTTCTCCATGGTCCCCATCCCCCGTTTCATGGATGGCTTGCATGCACCCTTTACAGGGCAAACGTATCTTTAGCTTATCACGCCTCACGCTGGAATCGAACCAGCTTTCATCACCAGAAGAGACAAGCGGCAGAATGTTTCCGCATCAGGAAACAAACAGGGTGCGGCCCTGACATTCTGCCAAGCGCCTTAAGTGCTTCAACTCACTTAAGACTGTGAACGGAATCCACGATGGTGTCAACATTGACGAGGATGTTGACAAGCCGTTGGCCAACGGGCTCCTGCAGGAAGCTTTGAAAGCTTAGCAGAGAAAGGTCCAGTAGACGGCCGCTCCCTCTAGGAACAAACGCTTATTAACGAAACGTGCTTCATGGAAAGGCACCCTAATTTCATGCCTCTGACCATTGAGGCTGTAACAAAGGCAAACCATGGTTCACACTTCGTAGTCTTTACAGCCTCTGCAGCCAGGATGTTCCTTGCAAACCTTGTCCCAATGACCATCGCCCTCCTGCTGCTCCAAGAGCTCGTAGTAATCGTCCATAAAGTGGTCGTAAGCGGCCTGAGCAAGGCGCGATTCTTGACTTGACGCACCAAAGCTCCTCCTGGCTTCTTCCAGTGCTTGGGCGGCCTTCGTCGCCAAGAACAGAGCATCGTCTGCGGCGTAGGAGAGAACCATGGAGGAGGGGAAATTTCCCTCAGTCTATCCTTCCAAGTTTTTCATTGCTTTAAGCAC